TCTTGCGCTTGACGGATCGCCTCGGTCATCTTGGCCTGGGCGGCCTTGTACTGCTCTGTCGTCGCATCGAAGATAGCCTTAATGCGGTCGAACTCCTGGGAGGCAATCACGATGCGCTCGTTGCTGCCCTCCTTGGCTGCACTGAAATCGCGCCCCGCGTCCTTCTCTTTGTCCGCTTCGCTCTTTTCGGCCTGCTCACGCTGCAGCCTGTTGATTTTCTCGGTGATCGCAAGGCCCATCGTGCTGTATTGGTCGGTGTAGCCGAGCATCTTTTGCCAGTAGGCAATTTCGCGCCCGGTGGACCAGTTGTACCAGTTCTCCTTCGCGTCCTTTTCAGCCTCAAGACCTTTGGTGAGTTCGGCCAGGGCTTCGCTGGACTGATCTTTCGGCGCCGTATCGCCGCCGGCAGCGTCCGCCTTTTTTGGCTTGTCGGACTTCGCTTTAGCGATGATGGTGTTGTCCTTCATCAGGGTATTCACCCTGTCTTCGGCCATCACCTGCTTTCCGAGGGTTTCCAGAATCTCCTGCTGGGCTGCGATTTCGCTCTTGGTGACGGCCAAGCTAACATTGTGAGTTTTCAGGACCTGCTCAGCGGCATGGGATTCGTCCGTCATGCCTTCCCCGCTTTCGCGATTGGCGGCGATGGCCTTCTGTGCCTTCAATACGTCGTAGGCCGTCTGGAGAGTGCCTGACAGGAGATTGGTTGCCCCCTTGGAGTCGCCCGCCGCCAGTAGCGCATCGTACTGAGCCTTGAAGTCCTTCAGGGCGTTGGCGGCTCCATCCGAGCCTTGACCGAAGGTGTACCAGTGGCTTTGCAGGTCCTTGAAAACGCTATCTGCCGCCTTTTCAATCAACTCGAAGGAGGCCACCAGATCCTTCATGGACGCCATGTCGATCAGTTTAAGTTGATCGTTGAGCGCCCCAAGGTGGTCACCCGCGAGCTCGTCTACCTTCTTGTCTGCCTCAAGAATCTTCTCGTCCAGCGAGTTAAAGGCATTCTGGGATGCGGTCTCGAAAGCCTGCTGATCCTCCGCTAGCTTCTCCGATGACTTGCTGAACTCTATGACCTTCTCGACGCCCTTGGCAATCCACTCGACCATCTCCATGATGGCCAGAGGCGCAAAGGCCATTGACAAGGCCTGACCGACGCCGGGGAGCGTGGAAACGAAGCCACCGACGGCACGGTTCATCCCCAGCATGTGGGCAGCGTGGCGGGCCTCGGTGCGGGAGAAATCTCCCTCCATGCTCTCCGCTGCCCGTTCCGACGCGTTGGTCATGCTGGCGAAGGCCTCGGTAGTTGACCCCTCGACCCCGGTGAAAGACGAGGCCATCGCATCGGTGGACTCTTTTACCCCCGCCGTGGCGGCATTGAGCCCCGCCGTGAGCCCCGCGATGTTGGCGGTGATTTGTACACTGATCTCGCCCGCGTCGTCTGCCATGCCGCCTCCTAGAATCCGACGATTCCGGCCGCAAGTTCAGCCTCGCTCATCGGGGTTACTGCTCTGTCGTCTTTGTCGCCGTAGAGGTACGCCTTGACCATCACATGAACGGGAGGATGCTTTCCCCAGTAGCTCAGCAGGTCAAGCACGGCGGGCCAGGGTGTTTCGTCAATCTGAACCGATGTCCAGCCCGTCGCCGTGGCAATGAGGCTGTAAAGCTCGCCCCAACTTAACGGCTCTTTTTCTTGGCCGGGGCGGTCACTTCCCCCGGTTCGTCGCCGCCTGTGCGCGTGAAGCTCAGGAACTCATTGAAGAGCGCGGTGACCTGCCAGTCGGTCAGAGAGTCAAGCTCGGCAGCGGTGAAGTCCGGATATTTGCGCTGAATGGTCGCAACAAGGATTTCCGCGTTCTCGCGCTCGATTTCCCGACGGGCTTCGTTCAGTCTGAACGCCAGATCGACCGTGGCCGCGCCCTTCTCGGCTTCCTTGGCGCTGTGGTAGAGCTCACCCATGCGCTTGATGAGCGGGTCGATTTGGTTGCGCATCTGCCCGCTGTTGAAGGGAATCAGGTTGTACTTCTTTCCATTGATTTCTACGGTGCTCATGCTTTCGGCCTCCATGGCTGAGATGGGAACGCGCCGCCCTCTCGAACGGCGCATCCGGGTTAGGAGTTGGTGTAGACGGCGATGACGCGGTTGAGCGAATCGGCGAACGCGTGGAATTCGATGTCCACCTCGGTGTAATCGTCCTGCTTGCCCGCCAGAGAAAGCTTGGGCATGACCACGGCGTAGAGCGTGTAGCCGAACTGCTTGCCGCCGTAGGTGTTGAAGACGTTGAGTTGGAAGATGGTCGCCGCGCCCATGAGCGGGTTGCTCAGGGCAACCTTGTTTCCGGTGACCATGGTGTAGGTGTAGTACAAGCCCACCTGGTGCGTGGAGTCGGCAGCGGCGAAGGTGTAGACGCCGGCGGCAGAGACGGAATACTGGCCGGTGGCCGGGGCGCTGGCTACGACCGACAGCCACTTTCCAGCGGTGTAGTCATAGACGCCCAAGTCCGCAACAAAGGTCGCGCCGTTCAGCGCAGTGATCTGGTACGGAGTGGTGGGGATGTTCGAGAGTTCGTTGTTCGCGCCGGCCGTCTGGCCAGTGGCGATTGTCGAGCCAGCCAGAATGGCGTTGACGAGAGCACCCTGAATGCGGCCGGACTTCGCCTTTCCGCTGATCTTTCCCTTACCCAGAGCAACGTCCTCGGGGAAGGCGTTCGCGCCGACAAGTTCCTTCACGTCGCGGGAGATGTCCAGAGACACATCCTTGAGGGTGCCGACGTTGACGGGGGTGGGATTTGCGCCGGGCGGGATGATGCTAAGCTGGCCGACGCCAAAGTTGTATTGAGCCACGGTGGTACTCGCTTTCTGGCGTGGTCCTCAGTCGGCCTCTGCGGACACCCCGGTTGTGATGGTTAGAGAATGGCTGCCAGGCGAACCTTGAGGGCTTCCTTGGCGGCGTACAGCTTGTTGTGTGCTTCGGTGTCCAAGACGCTGTTCAGGTTCTGGCGTAGGTCGTTGAACCACGTCTCGATTTCGGTAACCCACTTGGCCGGTTCGGCTGCGGGCGTTACAGTCTCTGCATCCATCAAGCGCCTCCTTTAGGCGGTCGTTACGATCTCCAGGGGAACTTCAACGATGCCCTGGGTTTGGAAAAGTCCCTCATCCTTGACCACGGTGCCGAAGATGCGGCAAGAGGACACGAGGCCCCCGAGCGTGGTGTGTGGCGCTTGCCCGTCGTTGGCGAACGGTCCCATCTGCGCAGCCTCACCCGCCGTCAGTTCCAAGGCCGCTTCAATCGCAGTGATGAGCGTGTTCTGGAGTGTGCTTGGCGCGGCCATCGGGTCAGCATCATGTCGGGTGTAGATCACCAGCTTGGGGTGCAGGGTCCACACGGTAGGCTGGCGCCGGTCACCGCTGGCCGTCTCATCACCAGCGGCAAGAAAGAGCGCGGGCTGCATCTCGGGCGGCGTGTCCGAGTAACCAGACCAGATGCGTGAGCAGGGCGCTGCAAACCCGGTCACAGCGCCAAGGCGCGCATTCAGCGCAACGAAGATCGCTTCACGGTTCAGGGCCATCAAGAGCCTCCCATCGCACCGGCCAGCCGGGCGCGAATGTCGTCTTTCATGTCGGCCAGGGCCGGGGTGAGAAATGGTCGGGCGTCTTCGTGCTTTGTGCCCGGCGGGTGCTTGGCGAAGTACTTTACCTTTGCCAGATCGGTCATACTGCCAGGGCCGAGCCGCGGGCCCACCGACGGACCGCCCCGCGCACCCGCGCCGATCTTGCGGTCAAAGCCCTTTTCCCAGTAAGCGCCGTAGGGTACGTTCGTGCCTACACTGCTGCTGAAGCTGTTGCCATCCTCGCTCGGCTTGTCATTGATAGACCCCCAGAGGAGGCCCGTCTTGCCGACGCCTAGATGACCAGGGCGTGGTCCGTTGAGGTACTTGGAAACCACCAGGTTGTGAAGGGCAACCCCAAGCGCATTGACGGTCGCACGGACGCGGTTTCTGCGCGCCACGCTGATCTGTGCAAGTTTGGCGACAACAAGCTCCGAACCGACGATCTGGCCGACAATGAACGGGACGCTCATCCGACAACCTTCCGCCAGTTCGAGAGCGAGTCTTTGGCCCAGTTCGGAATAGACAACTGCGAGAACGAAACCGTCTCAGCGCCGCCCATGCTCTTACTGATTTGCCCTATCCGCGAGCTTTCGCTGTAGCCCCAGGCTACGATGCGGCAAGCGACATGCTCAAGGTCGAACGGTACGGTAGCGAACCCGGCGGTGTACTTCAAAACCACGTTCATGAAGTCGCGCCGGAAGGTGGGAGCGCCGAAGGAGAAGCCGCCCATGGCTGAAACCGAGTTGGTCAGGCTGATGGTTCGTCGGCCATCGCAGACGGCGTACTGAGTCACGTCGATTGCGTCAACCGTGACCTGGGTGATGGCCGTAACCGGGTAATTGGCGGTCATGATCTGCCGGCCGCCAGTGCCGTTCAGGATTTCGGTGTAGGAGGCCTGAAGGATGTCCCGGTTCAGGTACGACTTGATCCACGCACTAACGGCGGTGATGATCGGAGACAGTTTGTCATCCACCGTGTTGGCGGTGGTTCCGAGGTACGTCTTCACGCTGTCGAGCGTGGTCAAGTCGCCTGGATCGGGATAGGTCATTACTGCTCCGTTTCAGCTTCCGCACATGCCGCATCGGCCTCAGCCTTGCGGGCCTCTGCAACGGCCTTGATGAGTGCTGGACGTGCCAGTGTGGCGTCAAGCCCAAGCCGGGTAGCCTCAGCCGCCAGAACGTCATTGGTCCACTTTGCCGGGTTGCCGGTGAGGGCCACGACGGGAGCCGCATCGGCCTCAGCCTTGGGGGCCAGAGTGGTGAAGCCCATGCACTGCAAGGCCTCAAGCGCCTCTTGAGGAACATCGAAAGCGCCGGTTGCATCCGGCTCGTAGTTCACGCCGTCGAAGCTGCATCCGGTGGCGTCCGCGTGATAAATCAACATGCTGTTGCTCCTTTGAGCGATGCTGGAATGGACAGGACTGGACGGCTTGCGCGCACCATGAGACGGATTTCAGCGATGATCTCTTGCGCTTTCTTCTGAGCAGCGGCAAAGTCCTGGATCCTGCCGAATGCGTCGTAGTTTGATCCGCTCACTGGGTCACTCCCTGCGAAATGGGGCACAGCGGCCTTGGCCACCATGCCCCACGGTTGAGCCTTTGAATTAGCCGGCGGTGATGTTGTTGATTACGCCGATGGCGAAGGGAGCGTAGACGGCGAGAACTTCCTCGGCATAGACGCCCACTTCCTCACGCCTGGTGCGCATCGGCCAATCGAGTTCGTAGTAGTCAGCGCGAGTTTTGACCGCGGCGACGTTCGGAACTTCGCTGGACTGGTACTGCGCGGGCAAGTCTTCGGCATAGCCCAAGATCGTTCCTGCGGGCATCTTGGGGTGAATCTTGATCGGGATTTCGCGCCCGCCGTTGAGGGCGAACGGGTTGAAGTAGCTCTTGATGACGCCGTTGGCGACGATGGCAAAGCCCTGGTCATCGTTGGTGTAGCGGAGCAGCGGGGCAGACGAGCCGTTCAGGACGCGCGATGCGATGTCCTTCGCCTGTTGGGCGTTGACATAGAGCACCGAGGGGCTGACCTGAGTCGCGTTGAACATGGCCAGGAGCAAGCTGTCGATCTCGTTCACGTTGCCGCGCCCGCCAGTAGTGAGCAGAGCGCCGTTGGTGAGAGGCTGCCAGATCGCGCCCGAGGTCGAGTTCAGAGCAGCCGACGCCAGCCCGTCAAAGGCCAGGTTGGGGTTCGCGCTGTAGTCAGCAGCGGTGAGAGCCGAGGCAAGCTGATTGGTGGCGTTCAGCGGGGCCGAGAAGGTCACGGTTGCCACGTTGGTGATGGTCTGCAACCGCTCCGCGCCCACCGCGCCCACGAACCACGCATAGCCAGCCGCGCCACGAACCGGGGCGACCGACGCGGTCAAAATCTGGCCGAGGGTAATGGCCTGGGTTGCGCTCACGGAAGCCTGTCCGACGCCGCCGTTGAGCGTGAAGGTCAGTCCGTCCATGCCGGTGATGGTTTTGGTCTGGACAAGGCCAGCCGCAATCGACTGTTGCTGAATGCCCTCGTAGGTCAGGGGTACGCAGATGACCGAATAGGTCAGGGCGGGCAGCGTGGCGCCAGAACCGGAAGCGGCCAGCGTGGCAGTCGGGCAGGTTCCGAGGTTGACGGACGCATTGCCGAACAGCAGCGCGTTCTCTTCCTTCAGCATCATGCCCTGAAGCAGACGAAGCACCATGCGGGCCTTCACGTCCTCAAAGCCCTTCCCGGCGTTCATCGCTTCGCGGGTGACGTAGTCTTCCTCACCCAGCGTCACGTAGCTTGCGGCCTTGGCCGACGTGGTGTAGCTCATGTTGGCAGAGCGCTGACCCTCGGGAACCCATCCCATGCCAGAGAAGCCGGAGCCCAGGAGAGCGGAAACAACCTTCCAGTTGGTCGCCGGGCCGGTTCCGCCGCCGATGCGGGGCAGAGCGTTGCGGATGGGCGTTGCCACCGGGTAAAGGTTCTTGGCGGGTGCCTGAAGGTCATACGCGGTGAGCCCGGTGGCTACCGTGATGGCCTTCTGAATGGTGTCGTCTGCGGGCGAACTGAGGGCCTTTTTTACGAGGTCCAGCGTTTCTTGCATGCTCATGTTTCGTAGCCTCCTCGGCTGGTTTCCCTCGCTTTTAGGCGCGGGGTTGGATGGTTACGCCGCCGGACTTGTGAATCTTCCTGATTGCGTCCAGCGGGTCACTGGGTTCGGCCTCCACACCCGCGTCTGCCTTGCTTACACTGTCGTCATTGCCTTTCTCGACAACCCTGAGAAAACCCTTCGCCTTCATGCCCTTCACGATCTCGTCAAGCTCGGCCTCGTGTTTCGCGGCATCGCTTTGGAGCTTCGCAACTTCGTCCTTCAGGGCGTCTCGCTCGGTGCTGAGCTTCGAGACCTCATCAGTCAACCCGGCAACCTTGGCCACTGAGTCTTCGCCATCGACGGCCGTCTCAGCCTTGGCCGAATCGTCATAGCCGCTGGCCTTCATGCAGTCAGCCGCCTTCTGGATGTGGTCATGGGCTTCGGCCAGCTTGCCCTTGGTGGCCGCTGAGAACTTCGCGCCCTTCTTTTCGACCGCATCAGCGCCCTTGGCTGTGTCGGCGAGGGCAATGACCTCGACAACCGGGGCAGGATCGGGCGGCGCCAGCGATGCCAGCAGTTCGCTCGTCTCTTCCTCGGTCATGGCCTTGAGGATTTCCGCACCCGATGCCAGCCAGGCGCGCATCTGAGCCGGAAGCGGTGAATTGTCGCCCTCGTACTGCGCTTCGTAGTTGGCGTCCTGAGCCTGATAGCCCAGAGAGGCAAGCAACTCGGCAAACCGGGAGACGCCATACAGGCCTTTCTTCACCGTGTCGCCGGTCGGTGTTTCAACCTTGACCGCCGTATCGGTGGCCGCTTCAACCGGGGCATCAGCCGCGGCGGTAGTCACTTCTGTTTCAACTTCCACGTCGTCTCCTTCGTCGCCGTCCAGCTTGACAACCTCGGTCACGTCGCAGTCAGGATTCGCGCCGATGTCTACCAGCGAAACCTCACGCAACTTCAACTTGTGAATGATCTTGCGGTCGTTGGCATCGCGCCCGCCCGGTGGGACATTGCCCTGAATCGAGAACATCTTGAGAACGCCCGTATCGACCTTGAGGACGGTGATCGGGTCAACGACATGCGCGGTGATGTGCGTAACGTCGTTGTCGTCCACGTACATCTCAGTGGTCACGCCCGCGGCCTTGGTGACGTCGTGCATCTCGCGAACCGCCCGGCGCTTTTCCATGTAGTCAGGGATGGCACCGCGCAGACAGTCGCCAGTGAACGATTCCC